TTTCAGAGGAACAAAAAAACTGCACCCCATTCCTAAATAGTTCCTGCAATTCTCTTATTTCTTTAAGAGTAAGCTCCCCCAGCTCTATTTCATCAGCCCCAATATAATCAGGGCATAAGCGAGTTAAGATCTTTAGACTCAAACCTTCTCCCCCTTTGCCAACTTTTCAAGCAGGGATATGGTGAACTTAAATCCCCGAATCAAAGCCCTTATGATCTGCCTGGATTCCTCGTTCATAAATCCCCGTATCCGTCGTCAATATGGAAAGCGCCCGAGTTGTCCGGCGCGTTTAAAACCACTTCCCAATCCTGCTCGGCCTGGGTCTTGGGCTTTTTATCTTCTGCAATAGCCAGATGAGAAGCGAATGTATATGCCAGCGCATCGGCTGTGTCCGGAGACGCCAACCCGCGCTTTTTCATGTCTTCCTTTTTTTCAAGCTGAATGCGCCCCTTGGCGTCATACTGATATTCCGGCCCGATCAAGTCGTCGTAAAGCTCCTGGTCATTTGCCGGAATCGAACCACCAGCCCGCAGCCAAGCCAGCATATCACCCCACAACTCCGCCCGCTTGTTGTAATACACCAGCGGGTCCCGGGCAGGATCTCCGCCGAGAACCTCAAAAATAATCGAGCCATACCCAAGCTGCCGGAGCCGGTCAATCACACCAGCGCCGATGCCCACAGCGTCAACATTAACAGCCCTGGGGCCATACTTCTTTATGGCCTCAACAACAAAAGCGGCAAGCTGCATGGTATCCATCTTGAGAAACCTGCGGATCTCATGGGTCTGCAACCCCTGGCGCACATAGATAATAGACTTGTCATCCCCGAACCGGGCCACATCCACACCAATGACTATCGGTGCCCAATTCCAAATATGCTCGTTGGGCCTGCCGTAATCCTTTGCCTGGGCTTCTTCCACCACATCAGACGGAATGAACTGGGCAACTGATGCCCTGGGGAACTGGCCCTTTACACGGACCCGGACAAAGTCGGAATCTTCTCCGTAATCCTCAATCCACTGTTGCACCTGGGCCTGGTTGACCATCTTCGCTGTTCGCGAATCAATCTGCCGGGTAATCCACCGATGCCGATACCGGCCAAAACATTCCTTAAACCGCCCGGTGTTCTGAGTCGGGTTGCCAAATGCCACCCACAGCGTACCCGGAGTGGTCATAGCCCCTTCGGCAACTTCCCAAATAATGTCGTCAATGATTGAGGCTTCATCAAAGAGAAAAAGCACATGGTCTTCATGGGTTCCGGCAAACGCCTCTGATTTTTCTTTTGTCCAGGGGATAGCTGCAGAAAACCAGGTTTCATGATGATCGTTGTGATGAAAACGGGTTGCAGTCCACTTAAACAAATGCCCGTCCCGGGCTTTTTTGTTCCACTTTGCCAGCTCCCGCCAGGTCTTTGTCTCAAGCTGGTTTTTTGTGTTGGCAGTAACAACCACCTGGGGATGAGGCCTGGTGCCCATAAACCATTTCAAAATCCAGGAAATAAGAGCACTCTTGCCAATGCCGTGCCCGGAGGCAACAGCCACCCGGACCGATGCCATCTTTTCTTCAGCCGCCCCGTACTTGCCGGCTGCAGCCAGGCGCATGGCCTCGCCGATGTCGTTTAAAACATCAGCCTGCCACTTATCCGGGCCCTCGCCCTTGTCAAAATCCCAGTCCCAGTTAAACAGCACATAGCCCAACGGATCATAGACAAATTCCGCCAGGGCCAGAATCAGCTGTTCATCAGGGGATATGTCGCGGGCCGGTGCTCCCATTGGCTATAACTTTTCCTCGTCAAGCTTATGATCCCCACACCAGTCGGACGAAAAAACAACCGGATACCCGTTCATGGTAGGGGCATGCCGCCGGCAGCGCCCAATAATGCGATCTTCGCGCTGCACTGCGCTGGTCTGTTTTTCAACAAACCACATGCAGGTTTTGCACTTCATGTTATCGCTGCGATGCCGCCAGGGATCTTGTGTTTGCCCCTGGGCCCCATAAGGGCTGACTTCCTCACTCATGGTTTTTCCCCTCCATAATCTTTGCTTTCTGCTCCAAGGCCCGGTTCAAGGCCTGCTCATGGGTGTGCTTGATTTCACCCTTCACGGTATGATCATGCTTTTCAGCTGCATAACTGCCACGGACTTTTAATGCCATATCCAGGGTCCGCCGCTGTAATTCCAGGTTTTCAACCTCAATACCGATCAGGCTCTCGGCTTCATCATAGAAAAACTTACCGTCCGGACTGGACTTGCTTTGTTTTGACTTCGCCAGGGTTTTAATCCCTGGGGCCAGGTCCTCATCGTCGATAAGGCCTTTCAGTGTCTGGAACTTGGTCTCTCTTGCATCCAGCAAATAAAGCAGCTTTTGCTTTAGTGCGGCCTCTGACAATCCCACTTCATCAAGCCATTTAGTAATCTTTTCGGTTAGTAATGTGAAGTTTTGACATCCAATTTGGCGGAAGGAATCATTGCTTGAGGCCTTATAGCCGGCTGCCCTGGCTGATTCGGTTTTATTAAGAAAAGTCGAGGGGTTAGACTCATCGAGGTAATACTTCAGCCACAAATCCCGCTTTGAAATCTTGGGAGCTTTTGGCTTCTGTTTTTGTGATGTTTTTTTGACCGTCATAACCGCCTCATTTTGTGGGATAAAACATTCTGCCTAAATTGTGGCATGAAAAAATATTTTGTAAAGCAGAAAAATCCGTTTCGATTTAATATAAAATCATAGACTTATGTCATTTTTTATATTTTGATAATATTTTCCGCATTGCCTTTGTTTCTATTTGCCTCACCCTTTCAGTTGAAAGGCCAAATACTTCCCCCACCTCTCGATACGTCCGCCGCTCTGGGTAGTTGCTCGTCCCAAACCTTGAAAGCAAAATCTGTTTTTCCCTTGGTGTTAATTCTAAATGCCTCTTTTTCATTTCTCCCCCTCACACCCATGCCAAGACAATCGCGTCTCTTACATGCTCATTGGTCCGGGCAGTATATCCGGTCAGGGCCTCAATCTGCTTTTGGTTTAGCTTTGTTCCGTGCTGAATTGGGGATACAAACACTACCGGCAGGCCCAGCCCATCACAAAACCAGTAAAGGGCCTCAGCCTTTGCGCGATTTTCCCCCACTTTTACCGCTATATTCAGCATCTGCCTGTAATTTGCTTTTTTCCGGTCATAAACATGCCGGTTTACGGGCTTTTCAATCTTAACCGCATCAAAGTTGTAACGGGTATCAAGTTCCCGGATCTTGTCAGCCATTTCCGGGACATCGCAAACAGTGCCGGCTTCAAGAACCCTCTGCCCTTCTTTCCGCCTCTTTTCCACCACAGCCCATCCCCGGGCCGGATCTATCCCGAGCACAATCATTTTCCACCACCCTGAAGATCAAATTTCCTGAATAAAATTTCCCGTCGGCCTTGCCTTGCAAAAACCCGCAATCCTTTTCGCGCGGTGATTTCGTCCATAGCCTCCAGAAAATGACGGTTCGCCATCTTTCTCGCAGCCTCCGGGTTATTTCTGTACGGCTTCTTGATTAAATCCCGCTTAATGCGCTTATTGGCGATACCCACAGCCTCCGGGATGCAAGCATCAACAGCCCTCTCGTGCTCCGTTACCGCCCTTTTCCCAACTGTGCGGTCAAAGAAAAAGTCATTTAATTTTCGTGGCAAATCACCCTCCTATGGTTTTGGTTTTGAAAACCGATCATCAAGCTCCCTAATCGCCTGCATAATTACCGCAACCACCTGGGGAACTATTGCGTTCCCCGCAGCCTTGAGCGCATTCACTCGCCATCCTCGAGGTCGCACCAATCCTCCGGGAAGCCCATCATCCACAGAGCAAAGGCGGGTTGCAGCTTTAATCCACGGTTCGTTCCATGCGTTATTGCGTTGGGCAACTGATCCATGTGCGGCCTGTCTTTGCTCATGTGATCCGGGCCATTCGCCCCCTTGTGATCTCTGGTGGCAGGTGTCGGGAGCATCCCCACCGCAGTTTGCAAACTGATCCCCGTCTTGCTCCTGTCCGTTTTGGCGTAATCCGGGCCGGCCGCTGACCCTTTGGGTGTCGGGAGCATGGCGCTCAACCCTTTCATCACATCGTGCAACTGCGCCCCGTGGTGCTTGCCCTGTTTGCTCGTTCTGCGCCACCCCACTTCTGTCTGTTCCGCATTGACCGCCCCGCCCGATCCGTCCTTGACGCTGGCGGTTGGCAACAATCCAGACTCTGTCTCTCCGGTGCGGGGCGTTGACGGCGCAAGCTGGAATAATAAACGGTTGCACGGCGTAGTCCGCGTCTTCCAGGTCAGTACACACCTGGTCGAGTGCCATATTGATGATTCCAGCAACGTTTTCACCAATAACCCAAGTTGGGCGTATTTCCCGTATAACTCGAAGCATCTCTGGCCAGAGATAACGGTCGTCTGCTTCGCCTCCTCGCTTCCCGGCACAAGAAAAGGGCTGGCAGGGGAACCCCCCAGTGATAATGTCAACTGCTCCATAATCTTCTCCCTTGATTTTTCGTATGTCGTCAACTACCGGTACATCCGGCCAATGCTTGTTTAATACCTTCTGACAAAACGGCTCATTGTCGCAGAAAGCCACCACTTCGTGATCCGGCCATACCCAAGATGCGGCCAAAGCAAAGCCACCTATGCCGGAAAATAAATCAAGGTGTTTCATTTGTTAGCCCTCGAAAACCGATCATCAAGCTCTGGTCTTGTATCCAGCGTGTGTAATATGCTGCATAAAGAAAAAATTGCCCCGGCCAGGTGATGTTTGCCGGTCTTTGAATCAGCATCAATATCCTTGCCCTGCCAGTAAAATTCTATAATGTGCCGGAGCGCAGCATCAACCAGCACAGAAACATGAAAACCTCCGCGCCAGCTTTCCCGCTCATATTTAATCACACCTTCCCGATATGCGGGCTCAAGGTATTTAAGCAGCACATCCAGGGGTAGCAAGGTTGGCTGAGGCTTATTCTCTTGAGTGTTGTTTTTCGGTGCTGTCTTAATTTGTTTTTTATTCATAAATCCCCATCATTAATCAAATTTTCTAAATAAAATCGCCCGCTTGCCTGTCCTTGGTACCACTCTTAAACCTTTTGCAGCTGTGATTTCATCCATGGCTTGCAGAAAATGCCTCATTGCCATATTATTTCTTTGATTTATGGT